ATTGTAGAAGCACTCGGTGGTGACCCGACGGCGAAGATCACCGGCGATATCACGGTGTCGCAGTACGTGGCCCGGATGATGGCCGATGCGCCGGTCGATATCGATGCAGTCGATATCGCGCGCCAGCTGTTCCAAGCCGCGGAGCGACGCGCTGTCGGCGACGCGAACGACACGTTTCCTACAAACGAGCCGTTCAACTCTCGCATGGGCCTCAAGCTATGGGCCGACCAGAACGACCCGGGCGAAGCTTATGAGTACCTTGTCGAGGATCTGATACCGGAGCGTGAGCTCTGCCTGATGATGGGCGAAAGCCAGACGGGCAAGTCGTTCCTCGGCTACCATCTCGGAATGTCGATTGCGCGAGGCAAGGGCTTCTTCGGCCGTCGCGTGCTCGAACCGCGCGGCGTGATCTGGCTGGCGTACGAAGCCGAGCGTGGCGCAACGGCGCGCATGCGGGCGTATCGAAAATTCCACGATCTGCCGCTTGAAGGCCTTCCGTTCGCCGTGCTGACGAAGCCGGCGCGGCTTTGGCCAGCTGAGGATGCAATCGGCGCCTTGATCGCTGAGATCATCGGCATCGCCCGCGCCCACTTCAACGGTGTCAAGCTGGGCTTGGTTATTGTTGACACTCACAACGCTGGGACGCCCGGCGCGAGTGAGATAGATAGCGAAGCGACCTCGAAAATCCGTGAAAACTACAAGCGCATCGTCACCGAGACCGAGGCTGCACTTCTGCTGATCGGGCACACGAACGCGCAGGGCAAGCACCGCGGCAACGAGCAGCTGACGAACAATATCGAGACGACGCTGCGCGTCTCGCGCAAACTCAAAGCGATCAGCGCGAAGGAAAGCATCCCGATCAAGGACGAAGAGGGGCGAGCGATCCGGACCCTGAAGGTTCAAAAGCAGCGCGAAGGGCAAGACGGCGACGAGTTCGACTTCGTTCTGCACGTCGTTGAGGACGGGACGACGAACAAGTTTGGAAAAGCCCGCACTTCCTGCGTCGTTGCAAAGCCGGTGATGACCGAGATCAGCGAGGCTGTCACCACCGATCAGGACGGCAAGAAGGGCTACGGCGTAAAGATTTCGCGCAATGAGCAGATGTTCATCCAGTGCGTGATTGACGCCGCAGCCGAACAAGGTGTTCCGCCTCCGCCGGAGCTAGGCCTGCCGAGGTCGCTGGATCGCGTGGTCGATTACGATGCGGTCAAGCACCGGATCAAGCAGAAGATGCTGCGTGAGGACGACAACACGGACGAGGGCCGCGAGCGTCATAAGAACCGCGTGAAGATGGCCGTTCGCCGAGCGCGCGAAGGCTTGATGCACGTCAAGGTGATCGGCTGCCACGCCCCATTCATTTGGTGGACAGGCAAGCCGGTGCAGGGCGTGCCGGCGACGCAGCGGAAGACGCGCGACATGTTCACCGATGAAGGCGAAGGGCCGGGCGACGACGATCTGAAGGATTTCTACTGATGGCTGATCAGACCGGAATTCAGTGGACCGATGCGACTTGGAACCCGGTGGCAGGTTGCTCGGTCTATTCGCCAGGCTGCAAAGGCTGCTTCGCAATGGAAGAGGCGATGCGCCAAATCCGATGCGCGGCCGGGCTGAAACGCGAGACGCACTACGCCGGAACGGTCAAGCATGTGAAGGGAAAGGCGATCTGGACCGGAAAGCTGGTCAGCGCGCCGGATCACATCTGGGAGAAGCCGCTGCACTGGCGAAAGCCGAAGAAGGTTTTCGTGAACAGCATGTCCGACCTCTTCCATCAAGGCATGCGCCGCGATTGGATTGATCGGACGTTCGCGACAATGGCGCTCGCTCCACACATCACATTTCAGCTTCTCACGAAGCGGTCGCGCGAAATGCGCGCCTACCTGTCCGATCCGGAGACACCGCGGCGGGTCTATGAGCTCGTTTGCGATATGACTATAAATCAAGAACTGCAGATGGTGCTGATCGCGCCAGGCATCAACGAAGAATTTGCACCTGCGGGTCCGCGCGTGCGGCTCGATCAGTGGCCGCTGCCGAACGTCTGGCTGGGCGTGTCGACCGAGCGGCAGAAGGAAGCCAATCAGCGCATCCCCGATCTGATGGCGACGCCGGCGGCGATCCGCTTCATCAGCGCCGAGCCGCTGATCGGGCCAATCGATCTTGATGAGGTCAAGTTCACGCTGTCGCCCGGATACTTCGGAAGCGCGTTGCGCTGGCACCACCTTCCTCACTGCGACCGGGATGTGCCGTATCCGAAACTCGACTGGGTCATTTGCGGCGGCGAGAGCGGCGGTGACGCGCGGCCGATGCATCCCCAATGGGCGCGAACACTCCGCGACCAGTGCGCGGCTGAGGGCGTGCCGTTCTTCTTCAAGCAGTGGGGTGAGTATGCGCCGGTGCGAGGTATGCGCGGGGATATCTGCGTCTGGCCCAACGGTCGTACCGGAGGCGGCATCGGCGGCGCAAACGAGAATGGCGGTGCGGGCTCCGAAATGGACCGCGTCGGAAAACGTGATCCCAAGACGCTCGACGGCGTCGCACATCTGGAATTTCCAACAGCGAGGATTGCAGCATGATCGAATTGACTGAGGAAGGCCGGAAGGAACTGCAGGCTGGCCTGAAGATGCTCGAAGACGCCGAGGCCTCGATCCTCAGCGCGATGAAGCCCTTGAAGCTCGCAATGGACGGCGTCGTGATGTGCCGCGAAATCCTGCTCGACAAGCGCGGCCTTGAAGTCGCGGGCGAGTGCGAGGGTTGCGAGCGCCTGTTGCTGATCGGCGACAAGGGCCACCGCTGCGATGATGGCCCGATCCTCTGCGAAGCCTGCTCGCCGACGTGGGGAGATATCGAAGGATCATGGCTGGCGTCGAAACCCAAAACACTTGACGACTTCGATCGCGAGCGGCGGGAGCAGTTCTTCGAGAGCTTCGGCAAGCACCTCGAGGGCGGCGGCAGCCGCGCCGACACCGTCGCCTACGTACTCTGAAGGGGGAACGCCATGACGCAGCAGCCCGCCGTGCTTCTCCCTGACGCCTACCTCGAAGAGGATATCGCAGTGCTCGGCCGCAAGGGTGGCGGCAAGACGTACACCTCGAAGGGCATTGTCGAGCGCCTGCTCGTCATGCAGCGGAGAGTGCTTATCCTAGATCCTCTCGGCGTCTGGGCCGGACTGCGCACCGCGGCCGATGGCAAGGGCCCGGGCTACCCCGTCGCCATCTTCGGCGGTGTGCATGGCGATCTGCCGCTTGAGCTCGCTGCTGCCGTACCGATGGCTGAGGTCATCGCCAGCAATAACGTTCCGGCCGTTCTGGACATTTCCGATCTTTCCAAGACAGCGCAGCAATCGTTCTTGCTCGCCTTCTTGCGAGAGCTTCGGCGCGTGAACAAGGACGCGCTCACGATTGTGCTGGAAGAGGCGGACGTGTTCGCGCCACAAAACCCGATGGGCGATGACAGCAAGGCTTTGCACGCGGAGATCGATTGGATCGCGCGGCGTGGTCGCTTCCGCGGCTTCCGGCTCATAACCATCACGCAGCGGCCCGCGCGGCTGTCGAAGGACGTGCTGACGCAAGCGGCCACGCTTGTGATGCACCGCCTGCCGGCGCCACAGGATCGCGATGCGGCTAAAGCTTGGATCGACGGCAACGGCGACCGCGACCAGGCGAAGGAGGTTTTCGACACGCTGGCCCGCCTTCCGGTTGGCGAAGCGTGGGTGTGGTCGACGGTCGACAACGAGCTCTGCCGCCAGCGCTTCCCGAAGATCAAGACGCTCGACACATCAGCCACGCCGAAGGCGGGCGAGGCGCGCATTGAGCAGAAGACGCTTGCACAAGTTGATATCGGCCCGATCGAAGCCGCGATGGCTGCAGCACGCGATCAAGAAAAACAGGCATCGCAAAAGACTGACGGAAAAGGCAAAACCATTGCCACGTTAAATGGCGTGAAGGAACCTGATCCTGCTGCGTTAGCTGCGGCTGAGCGGGCAGGTTACGAGCGCGGCCAATCGGAAGCTGCAGGCGTGTGGTTGCGACGTGGCATCGAAGCTGCCGTTCACCGTTTTAAATCCACTGTCGAGGATTTCAACACCGCCGCCGTCGCACAGGAAGAGCTCGCTCACTGGAAAATTATGGGCGCGATCGCGGAGGATGTTGGTTTGCCCGCAGGCGAGCCTGCACGGATGGCTAAGCCGAGTCCTGCAGCACCACCGAAACCGAAGCCAATGAGCGATGGGTCGCTTGACGGTGCAGCGATCAAGCTGCTGGCCGCGATCGCGCGTTACGACGCGATCTCTTGGGATAACGCTTGCATCGTCGCTGGGATGCTTTCCGGTAACGGATACTTCTACAAGGGAAAAAGGATGCTGGTTGAGGGCGGCTTCGTCTGCGAACGAGGCGGTTTGGTGGCGCTCACCGATGAAGGCTCTGAAAAAGCCGAAGGACTGCCGCGCGAACCGCTGACGCTTGCCGACATCGTCGCGAGTTGGTCCGGCAAGGTGACAGCTCCGGGCGGGCAGATGCTGCAATACCTCGCGAAGCACCGCCACAAGACCATCACCACCGAAGAACTTTCGGAAGCGATTGGTGCTAAGCCCGGCAATGGCTACTGGTACAAGGGCGTCAGGGCGATCCGCAATCCGGGTCTGATCGAAGACGATCGCGGCAAGTCTTTCCGCCTCTCCGAGTTCCTGCGCGAGGCTGCATGACCGATCCGGCCTTCAAGGTCCAATCCGATTTCGCCGAGATCGAGCGGGCGCTTGTCGGCTGGTGGGATCAGCCGGGCGTGACGGTGCTCGCCGAGTTCGGCGAATGGTACGCTGAGATCGATGGCCACCGATATTCGATCAGCGCGCAGGCGCTGGCGGCCGCGCAGGCGTTGCAGGGGATTTACGATGAACCGGCTGCACTCCAATGACAACGAGCGAGAGCAGGCGCGCCAGCTGCGCAGCCTGCTGCTGCTGATCGACGGCGACACGAGCGGCGCTGATCATGCGCTGGGCGCCGACATCCTGAACGCACTTGATGCGCCGATCGGCATCGGCGACCCGGTCACCTGCATGGATTGCGCGATCCATCTTGCGAACTGGATGAAGCAACCGCAATTCGAGGTCTTGCAGTCAGCCACCGCGTGGCTCCGCGAGAGGGTGCGCGGCGGTTGGAAGTGCTCAAACGATATTGATGGTCCAGATGTCGCGCGGGCCATCACCGCCGTTCTACTGAAGGTCAAACTCGCAAACCTAGAAAGGGCACCAGCATGAACATCGAAACTGGCAACGAAATCGACCACGCCGAGGAAGGATGGGAATGGGCGATCGTTGAAATCTTCGGCCACCGTCGCCATGCGGGCCGCACGCGCGAGGAAGAGCGCTTCGGTGCCAAGATGCTGCGCATCGATGTGCCAAACATGGCGCACATCGGCTATGAAGAGACCACCACCGAAGGCGCGAAGCCGGAACCGAAGTTCGAGACGACGTGGGTGACGCATTACTACGGCGGTTCTTCCATCTTCTCGTTCACGCTGACGGACGAAGCGAGCGCAATGGCCCACAACAGGCCGTGGGCCCCACCATACCGCGCCACCGCGGCGCTGCCAGGGCCGGAGCGCGACGAAGACGAGCTGGACTTCATCGAAGTGGACGAACAAGCGTGAGTTACCGCGGTCGCCGGGGAAGGGACGAACCACCACCGCAAGATGGTGAGGTTGTTCCGTTCCCCGGCAACGATCGGCCAATCCGCCTTGAGCGTCTGGAAAGCGGCGAAAACGCCACCATCATTGTGTTGCCAGTGATCAAAGTCGAGCGACGTCAGAACGATGACTGACCGTGCAGTGCAGGCGCAGGAATATGCGGTGAGGCTCGAAGCCTCAATCCCGCGTCTGCGCAAGGAAATTGCAGATCGGCGTGCCAACATGGCAGCGGCAAAAGCCCGGGCGTTGGCATCCCCATCGAAAGGACGGCTCGCCACCGGCTGGTTCGCCGCCTGGTCGCGCCACGCCCCGCCGATTGCGAAGGCGGAAGCGCAACTGACAAGGGCTCTCAAGCGGCTTCCCCGCGCCAAGGAGCGCGCCACCGACATCGCTATCAGTCAGCGGAAGGCCAACACCAAGAAAGCGCGGTTGCGCGCCGCTACCGCGGCTATTGAGCGTCGTCTGGACGCACTGAAGGAAACGGCCGCTGCGGTAGACCAGCGGTGGCGGAAAGAACGCCGCGATGAGCCGCGCAACATCAAGAAGCTCACGAAGAAGATCAGGGATCGCACCAAAAAAGACCACCAGGCCCCGGCGGAGTGGAGGCGCCGGCCCGCCACATTGCCGCCACCGATCGAGCAGCCTCAACCTGAAGCCGTTGCCGTAATGGTAACACCTTCGCTGCCAGACCGGCCGGACCTGATACCCGGCACGTATACCGTGATGGACCCGGCGCGGCTGATGCCGCTGCTTGACGAGGATCCTTTACCACCGCGCTGGACGTGGCGGCATGTGGGGTCGCGTCTGCTGCGCGCGTTCGATACGCTGCGCGCACTTCCTGAGAAAGATAAGCCGAAGCACTTCGCATCGATGTGGCCATCGTATCGGATCGATGCCGGCGACCTCGCCGGGCAGGTGGTGCAGGGAACGCACTCCACCGGCATCGGCCGCCGAAGCGTCAGCGCGATCGATGTCGAATTGATGGAAGACGCGATCGATTGGCCGCTGCAATTTCTCAGCAACGTGCCCGAGTTCGAAAAGAAATGGCTGCTGTTTTGGCTCAACGATCCGGACAGCGAACTGGATAGCGAAACGACGCCGAAGGAATACTTCGAAGCGATCGCCACCGCGCTGAACGCGGCGCATGAGGTTGTGCGATGAGCGACGTGACCAAATTTCCGAAGGCGAGAACGGAAATCGATCGAGAACGTCGGCGGCGATCGCGGAAAGAGAAAGACCGCGCGCGGCGCGAGGCCAAACGTGCGGCCGATCCCAACTATCACATGATGCGCATTTTCTTCGGCCTCTTCATCTTCAGTGCCGATAACGAGAACCGACTGATGTGCGAGAAATGCAAGAACCTGACAGAGACCGTCAGCGGATCGGGCCTGCGCGGCGGGCGCGATCTCTGCGCGTTCTGCCGTACGCCGCGTGGACCACGGAGGACGTGACCGATGGTCGCGAAAGCCCGCCACGCAGAGCTTGTTCGCGCCTATGTCGAGGCGCACGCTTTCGCGGCGTTGACCGTGCAGGTTAATCGGGGCAGCGCGCGTATCGCAGTGGTCGAAACGCTGGACTGGAAGGGATCACACGCGGCGATCTATTGGCATTGCTCCGCGATGGACCTGCGCAAGATCGCCGACGGCATTCCGAAGAGTCTCGATCTGGAGGATACCCTGCGCCTGATCGAAGTCGGAGCAGAGCGCAATCGCATCCGCCTCACGCCGCACCATGTTCTGATCCAGCGCGCCGACGGCGCGATCAATCTGATCAACGCGCGTCTCTCTTCGCTGAAGGCTGATGGCGAACTCCGGAAGCTGCATCAGGAGTATCAAGACCTTCGCCTGCGCAACGCGGAGACAGGTAAGAAAACCGCCGCCTTCGCAGTCTGGATGCATGGCCGGAAAATGGAAATGGTGCGTGCGGTAGCCCATGCCGCGCAAAATAAATCGCCCAAAATGTAACGCGACGCTTTACAGATGTAACGATTTGCGTTACAATCATTTCCATGATCAAGACATACAAAAGCAAGGGTCTTAGCGACCTGTTCGAAACGGGCAACACGGCCCGCATTGACAAGAAATTCCACGCCCGGTGCATCGAAGTGCTGGACGTGCTGAACCGGGCAACAGACCTCCGGGCATTAAATATTCCGGGTTACCGGCTGCATCAGCTTAAGCAGTTTAAGCCGGTCCGACACTCAATCTGGGTATCAGGTGCGTGGCGTATCACCTTCGAATGGGATAAAGGAGACGCCTATCGTGTCGATTTTGAACAGTACCACTGAGGGGCGACGGCCCCCGGTGGGGGAGCCGGAAATGGCAGAGTTTAAGGCCCGGCCGCGCAAGCGGCCTCCAACGCATCCCGGTCGCATCCTGATGACCGCGCTGACTGACGCTGGCGTCAGTTTGCGCAAGGCCGCAACCGCCATGGGCGTTTCGGCGATGACGCTGAGCCGGATCACTGACGAAAAAGACCCCAAGCCGGTCACCGCCGATATCGCAGCGCGCCTCGGCGTCTACCTCGGCAACGGATCACAGCTGTGGCTGCACATGCAGGCCGACTACGACCTCTGGCAGGTCGAGCAGGAGCTTCGCGACGAACTCGCGCAGATCGAGCCGCTGAAGGTGGAGTAAGATTATGGCCGAGTGGTCGAGCATCAACCGCGTCGCCGATGCCAAGCGCGCCTACTTTATCAGAAAGACCGGCCGATGAAGTGCCCGCGCTGCGACGGGAAAGGGCGGTACCAGCGCTGCATTGGTCACGAAGGGCGTGGCGCGTGGTTTGATTGCAGTCCGTGCGTTGGCACTGGATCGGTGGCTAGCCTCACGGCGCGCCAGATCGCAGACCTCCGCGCCGAACGCGCCGACGATCACAAACTGCTGAGGCCGTCATAACTGCGGCAGACACTTCCGGGACAAGCCCGGCAATGGCGAAAACTGGGAACCGTCGCGCGCTCGCGGTGGCGAATTTTGGCCATTGCGGACACCGATTTGTCCGTCTTGTCCGCTCGATCTGTCCGCCAAATCACCTGCCGAACCGGTGGAGTGACTTTTCCCGTCAAGGAAATTCGCACCGGTTCCAGCGGACACGAGCGGACAACAGAATGTTGCCGGGGTGATTTCCACAAGGGACTAAACGCGCAAGATGTAGGCCTTACGCCGCTATAAGTGGGTGATCTCCTCCCGGCCAACGCGGCGGACAAATAGAGCGGACAAGATTTATTTTTTTGTCCGACTTGTCAGGCGAGAAAAATCTGCCCTTCCTTTCGCCCGACCTCCCCGCGCTCCGCATTGCGCCTCGCGCGCGGACACACAGCACGGACGGGACAGGCGGCCGGGCCGCCGACAGGCGAGCCCGTCGCTCCATACACGCCGCGGTGACACGGCTCTGTACCGCTGTTCTGTACCCATGTTCCGTGCAAATCACTTCGAGTGCCGGAAAGCGGTCAATCAAAATCGCACCGCCGCCCGGCACAACTCGGATACAGATACGGTGTACCGGGGTCGATTTCCACAGAGGGTGAAATTGCGAGAAAGTCCGCTCTACGACGCTATAAATGGGTGATTTCCTCCCCAGCACGGCACGGGTACAGCGAGAGAGTACAAAATTTATTTTTTGTACCCCTTGCCAAGAACCGAAACTTAGCCCCTTCCTTTCGCCCGACCTCCCCGCGCTCCGCATTGCGCCTCGCGCGCGGACACACAGCACGGACGGGACAGGCGGCCGGGCCGCCGACAGGCGAGCCCGTCCGGAGCGCCAACCAACCACCGGATCAAGTTCATGGGCTGCAGGTGCCGAGAGAGGGGCGATGCCCTGACGCGGATCGCCCGGAGCGTACGCGAGGGCGAGATCGCGAAACCGGTGGCTCAAGACCTGAAGTTCATCGGCCAGTCGATGGTCGAGGATGCCGCCAAGGGCATCAGTTCAAAAATCAGCGCGGCACGCGCATCGCTCCAGCGCCGCCGATGATCGAGCTCAAGGTCGACGTGTCGCAGATCGCGCACCTCGGCAACATGATCGCCGCAGCAGGCAAGGAAGCACCTCACGCACTTCGCCGCGCGATCAACCACACCGGCGACAAGGCGCGAACTCAGATGCGCAAGGTGCTGGTCGTTCAGACCGGCCTCAAGCGCAAGACGATCAACAAGGCCGTGACATCCACACGCGCAAACTACGGTGGTGCGGCTTACGTCATCAAATCGAAAGGCGGGAATATCCGCCTGATGTTCTTCAGAGCACGCGAGACCCGCAAAGGCGTCAGCGCTGCACCATGGAGCGCACGCCGCGTCTATCCCGGCACGTTCATGAAGGGCGGAAAGTTTCCTAAGCGCGTGCCCATCAACCTCGGTGGTGCGGTGGTCAAGCGTGCGGGCAAGTCTCGCTTCCCGCTCAAGACAACTAAGTCAGGATTGTTCATTCCGATCGAGATGGTCACAGGTCAATCGCAAGCAGCGTTCTACGGCACTGCTCAGCGCGAACTGCCTCCACGCCTCGCTCACGAGTTTCTTCGCATCATCGGTTGAGAGCATCGCAGGCGCGCCCTATCGTGCGCGCTACTACACCAGCGACGCAGCAGCCAGCACCGGCAGCCTTCCCATCGCGATTGAAAGCGTTGCAGCATCGCAACACTAGGGACCGTGTTTTGCTGCTTTGCAGTGCGGCGCTAAGCCGGCCCGAAACTTGAGAAAAACTGGCCGCGAGCAAATCGCGGTTCACTAGATGGGCTGGGACGGTGGGGATGCCGAAACAGGGGCTTTCAGCCGCGGCACTCGGCAAGCATCTGGACCTCTCGAAACAGCGCGTGGCGCAGCTCGCTGCCGAGGGTGTTCTGACGAAGCTGGGCGACGGCAGCTATGAGGTCGATGCCTGTCGGCTGGCTTACATTCGATGGCTTCGCGCCGATGATCGGCGTTCTTCGCGGATACTGGCGGCAAGCAAGGTGCAGGACGCGCGCGCAGAGGAAATCGCGCTCCGGGTCGAGGGCCGAAAGCAGTCTCACGTTATCGAGGCGCAGCAGGCCGCGGTGGCCGTGATCGACGAATTCGCCGGCCAACTGCGCGCCGACCTGATGGCGATCCCGGCGCGGGTGACCGCCGACCTGGCGCTCAGGCAGAAGATCGAAGGGCAGATCGATGAAGCGTTCGGCGCCGCTGGCGAGCGAGCAGCGGCCGCGGCAAGTCTCGTTGAGCCGCCTCGCACTGTTGTGGGCTCGGAGGGAGAAGGTCAGCCCGCCCGTCTGGGCAAGGCGAAACAGAACATACCCGCCAAGCGCCGGCGTACCCGGGCCGCGTGATCCCGGGCTGACGCCGTACATTGTCCGGTTCGAAGAGTTCTTCGAGGATCCTCGCTACGAAACCTGCGTGCTGATCACCGGCACGCAAATGTCGAAGACGGACGGCATTCTCGACGTGATGGGTTGGAGGCTCGAGACGAAGCCGCGCCCGCAACTGTACGTCGGGCCGTCGAAGGATTTCGTCAGTGAGCAGTTTGAGCCTCGGCTCATGAAGCTGTTCGATGAAGCGCCGCGGCTCGAAGCGCTGGTCGCGCGAGGCAAGCGCAACAAGAAAACGCGGAAGATTGTAAACGGCGTGAGCGTCCGCCTCGCGTGGGCAGGCTCCGCAACATCGCTGGCTTCCGACCAGGCCGGCGATGTCTACATCGATGAATTCGACAAGATGGTCGGCGGCGTGAAGGGCGAGGGCGACCCGTTTACGCTCGCCAAGGCCCGCGCGGATACCTACGCCGATCGCAAGATCGTGGTCACGTCGACCCCAAAGCGCGGCAACGTCGAAACTGAGAAGGACGAAGCAACCGGGCTGGAGTTCTGGAAGGTGGCCGAAGCTGGTGATGTCGAAAGCCCGATCTGGCTGAAATTCCAGCAGGGCACCCGGCACCATTGGGCTTGGCGTTGCCCGCACTGCGACGAGTGGTTCATCCCGCGGATGAAGTACCTGCGCTATCCGGAGGGCGCGACCGCAACGCAAGCGCGAAAGCGGACTTGGCTTGAGTGTCCCGTCAGCGGCTGCGTGATCGATGAGGGCAACAAGGCCGCGATGAACGCATCTGGAGCGTTCTTCGCGCCGGGCATGCGCATCGGCGGCGACGGGTTGCCGCTCGAAGCGGACATGCCTGAGAACATGACGTTGTCGCTCTGGGTTTCGGGACTGGCGTCCCCGTTTCTCAGCTGGGGCGAGCGGGTCGAGGAAATGATCAACGCCGAGGCAACCGGCGATAGCGAAACGATCCAAGGCGCGACGAACAAGACCGGCGAGCTCTGGACGCCGCAGATCGGAGAGGTTCCGGACTGGAAGGCGATCGTCAATCGCGCTGAGCCGTATCGGCCGGGAACGATCCCGGCCGGGGTTGTTCACCTGACTGCCGGCATCGACGTGCAGAAAGATCGGTTGGTTTGCGTTGTGCGCGGATGGGGTCCGCGTGCAACCTCGTGGCTGATCGAGTTCTGCGAACTCTTCGGAGAAACGTCGCAGCCGGAGGTCTGGGACGACCTCGCGACGAAGTTGACGACGCCGATCGGAGGGAAGCTGATCAAACTGGCCTTCGTCGACAGCGGCTTTCGCCCCGGCAAGCCGATCAACCTGCCGCTCAATCGGGTCTATGCGTTCTGTCGGCGCTTCAAGCGCTTCGTGTTCCCGACGAAGGGATCCTCGAACCCGATGGTTCGCCCGCTGGTGAAGTCGAAGCCGGACGTGACGAAGCAGGCGGACATCGCGAAGTACGGGCTCGATCTGATCCGGCTCGATACCGATCACTGGAAATCGTTCGTTCATGAGAGGCTGACTTGGCAGCTTGATGCGCTCGGCGGCTGGCACGTGCACGAAGAGGTGAATGAGTTCTACGCGCGCCAGATCGTCGCCGAGGTGCGGATGATCGGCGACAACAACAAGCCGATATGGGTCGAGAAGTCGCGCAAGAACCACTTTCTGGACTGCGAGGCGATGGCAGCCGCGGCGGGCTTCATGCTCAACGTGCATCATCTTCGGCCGGTTGAGGCTGGGAAGCGCCCCGCGCCAGAGCCCGCCGAGGCCGAAGTTGCTGCGGAGAACGTGGTGGCCGGTACCGCACCGAAGTCTCCGACGACGACGCGAAACAAGTTCGCCGAGCTAGCGGCGAGATTGAACCGATAGGTACAGCATGCAGACGAAGCCACGCTATCGCATTGGCAGCGATGGCTCGAACGCGCGCGCGATGCCGGCGCCCCCGGCGCTGCATGGCAGGGTCAGTTCGCAGTACATGCGCGGCGAACAGTCGCCGTTCTTCTTCTCTTGGAACCCATCACTGCGGGACGGTCGCGATGATGTTAGTCAGGGTTACGTTCGCGCTGCTGCGCGAGCGGTGGATGCGCTCCACAACTCCGGATGGCTCGCCGGTGGCATCAATCTCGCCGTCGGTCTGACCGTCGGCAACGGCCTGCGCCTGGCATCGAAGCCGGACGCCGACGCGCTCGGCTGGAGCAAGGAAAAGGCGGACGAATTCGCCAAGACCGTCGAACGGCGCTTCGAGGCATGGGCTTCTAGTCCGATCGAGTGCGACGCGGCCGGTAAGCACACATTCGGCCAGATCGTTCGCGCCGCGCTTGCGAGTATGTTCACGCATGGCGAGGTGCTGGCGCTTCTCCCACACGTGAGGCGCGACTTCTCGACCAGCCGGTCGAAGGTCAAGCTGATGCCGGCGCACAAGCTTCGGCAGGACAACGATGGAACGCGGATGTTCCAAGGCGTTGTAATGGACGATTGGGGTTACCCGGCGGCCTATCGCGTCGACATGCGCATCGGGCAGAATTACGAAGAGCCGGTCACCATCCCGGCGCGCGATGGCGCCGGACGCCCGCAGGTGGTGCACGTTTTCGATGGTGCGCCAGATCAGGTGCGCGGTATCTCGCTGCTCGCGCCGGCACTGCGCGTTGTTCGGCAGTTCGACCAGCTGTCGGACGCCACGCTTACCTCAACGCTCATTCAGGCAATCTTCGCTGCGACGATCGAGAGTGACGCGCCGACTGCGGACGTACTGAACGCTCTGCAGGACGAGGAAGAGCAGGGCACCACCGGTTCGCTCCAAGGATATCTCACGGCCAAGGCTGGCTTCTACGAAAACACGAAGATCGATCTCGGCCGCGCCGGCAAGATTGCGCATCTGTATCCGGGCGAGAAGCTGAACTTCAAAGCCTCGACCAGTCCGAACGATAACTACGAGGCCTTCGCCAAGTTCTTGCTGCGCGAGATTGCGCGCTGCCTCGGCATCACCTTCGAAATGCTAACCGGCGACTATTCCGGCGCCACCTATTCGTCGGTGCGCATGGCCATCAGCGAAATTTGGCCGCTGGTGTTGAACCGCCGCGACTGTATCGGCCGCCTCTGTCAGCAAGTCTTTGAGGCCTGGCTCGAGGAAGAGATCGCGACTGGCCGGATCGCGGTCCCGGGCGGGGTGTTTTTCTTCTACGCCAACCGCGGCGCCTTGACGCGAGCCGAGTGGCGCGGCCCAGCGAAGCCACAGGCCGATGATCTGAAAACGGCGAAGGCCTTCGAGGTCTACAAGCGCACAGGTCTCATGTCGGACGAGCGGATCGCCAGCGAGCTCGGCTTTGATTGGGAAGACGAGTACGAGCAGCGTGGCCGAGAGAAGGCGAAGCGCGAAGAACTCGACTTACCGGAGACAGACACGCTGATCCCGCCCGATCCTGTTGCTGACAAGCTGATCAGTGAGACCGCCTGATGGCCATCAATTGGGACGATCCGTGCGTTCGGGCCGCCGAACTGCGCAAAGCGTATTACGCGCTGGTCAGCGGACAGGGCGAGTCCCTGATCCGCTATCGCGGGCCGGAGGGCGAGCAAGAGGTCCGGTACCAAAGCGCTGATCTTGCAAAACTGCAGGTTGAGATGCGTTCTGCGGAAGCCGAATGCGCCGAGACCAATGGCACTCCGAACAGATTGCGCCGCTTCGCTATTCGCGCTGGCTCGCGTCGCTGCTGAGGTCCGCATGAACACAGAGCTTCTGCACATCGCCGACCGTGTGTTGAACACGCCGTTGCTGCTTCTGCCGTCCAAGGCCGAAGTCGTGATGGCCGTGCTCGGCGGACGTATCGGCATCAATAGTCCAGAGGCAAGCCGGTTCGTCGGCGAAAGCCACATCGAAGATGAGGCCGGCAAGCGATACGTTCCGTTCAAAGTCTCCGAAGGCGTTGGCGTCGTCACCATCACCGGATCGCTTGTGAACCGTGGCGCTTGGGTAGGCGCGAGTTCGGGCCTGACCTCATACGAAGGCATCCAGCATCAGCTGAACACGGCGAAAAACGAAACAGCAGTCAACACAGTGCTGCTGGACCTGCACACGCCGGGCGGTGAGGCGGTTGGCGCATTCGAGACAGCTGCCGTGGTGAGGGAACTCGCGAAGAAGAAGCGCGTCGTTGCCTTCATCAATGGAATGGCGGCAAGCGCGGGCTACGCGATCGCATCCGGAGCCACGGAGATCGTCACCACCGAGACCGGCGTTTCCGGCTCCATCGGCGTGGTGCTTCTGCATGCCGACTTCAGCCGCAAGCTTGATCGCGATGGCATCACCCCGACGTTGATCCACGCCGGCGCGAGGAAGGTCGACGGCAACCCGTTCCAGCCGCTTTCAAAGGACGTGAAGGCCAACCTGCAAGCCGAAGTGGACGCTCTCTACGAAGCGTTTCTGAAAACGGTTCATCTGGGACGCGGATCGCGCCTCACCGTGGATGCCGCGCGCGCGACCGAGGCGGAGACGTTCATCGGCCAAGCTGCGGTAGAGCGCGGGCTTGCCGATCGCGTGGGTACTTTCGAAACGGCGCTCGCCGACCTGGTGCGCGCAACACCAACCAGAAGGAAGACTGCAATGGATACTCGCACTTTCTCGCAGGCCGAACTCGACACCGCTGTGGCTACCGCTCGAGCCGAAGGCGTGACGCAGGGCACTGCGACCATGGCGGCAGCTGTTGCCGAGGCCACCAAAGCCGGTGCGACCGCCGAGCGCACGCGCATTCAGGCGATCACCGGTCTTGAGGAAGCGAAGGGCCGCGAGACGTTCGCCTCACACCTCGCCATGAACACGGCGCACACTGTCGAAGAAGCTAAGGGCTTGCTCGCGGCCGCGCCGAAGGCTGAAGCGGCACCCGCGCCGGGCCCGCGCGCCAGCGATACGCCAGTCGGCTTGGTTATCGACAAGAGCACGCGCGAGGCCGCCGCCTCGTCGTGGGACAAGTCCTTGGCGAAAGCGGGCGCGAAGTTCGCCAACTGACGCCCTGTCCTGAGTATCTGCAACCCTCCCCACTGACGGAGATATCGAAATGGCACCTGTTCTTACCGAAGCCCGTCATCCGGGCGAGTTCATTCTCAGCGAAGGCAATCGCAACATCTCGCGCGAGAACCTTCTGATCGGCGCGTCGCAGACGATCTTTGCGGGCACTGTGCTCGGCGCGGCTGTCGTCCCCGGTGGCGTCACGGCCTCGGCGGTACCGGCCGCCGGCAACACCGGCAACGGTGTACTGACCCCGGCCAGCCCGCCGGTCTCAGCAAAAGCGAAGGATGGCGATTACATCCTCACCTGCACCGCAGCTTCATCCAATGCCGGCACGTTCAGCGTGCAGACGCCGGACGGACGCGAGATCGGCCCGATGACGGTCGGAGTCGCGTTCAACAAGGAAATCAAATTCACGCTCGCCGACGGTGCGACGGACTTCGTGGTCGGTGACAGCATCATCTTCCGCGTCGGCGTCGAGAACACCGAGGACTTGAGCTTCGGTGCGCTCGATCTCGCTGCGACCGATGGCAAGGCCGAGGCGGCGGCGATCGCAATCTATCCGGCCGTTACCGGCGTCGGCGAGAGCGCGAAGATTTCGGGTATCGTTCGCCAGGCCGAGGTCAACGGCAAGTGCCTCGAATGGCCCGCGGGCATCACTGCGGCGCAGAAGGCTGCAGCGATCGAGCAACTGGACCGCAAGGGCATCATCGTCCGCTGATCTGCGCGGTCGTCCGTACATCCAGTCTGAGCTGAGTTAGGCGGCGGCGCTCGAAAGGTGCCGCCGCTTCCGTTTAACCGCGCTGCGGCGCAATCCTCGCAAAAGAAAGGCCAACACGATGTTGGACGTCTTCAACAACAATGTCTTCGGCGTCGTCAGCCTGACTGACGCGATCAACAAGCCGCTGTTCCAGCCCGGCCGCCTTGGCCAGATGGGTATCTTCACCACTCGCCCAGTGTCGACCACGACCGTTCAGATCGAGGAAAAGGACGGCACGCTGATCCTGATCCCGCCCACGCCGCGCGGTGGCCCCGGCACCACGATCGAGAAGAAGAGGGCATCGGCGCGCGCGCTGGTAGTCCCGCACTTCCAGATCGATGACGCTGTCTATGCTGACGAGGTGCAAGGCGTGCGAGCCTGGGGCACCGAGGACCAGCTCGAGACGGTGCAGGGCATGATCTCCGATCGCATGATGATCCATGGCGCTTCGCACGAAGTGACGTTGGAATACGCGCGCATCGGCGCCGTGATCGGTGTTGTCACCTATGCTGACGGCTCGACGCTCGATCTCTTCGACTTCTTCGGTATCTCGCAGGACACCGAGATCGACTTCGACCTCGATGCCGGTTCGCCTGCTGAAGGCGTGTTGCGCAAAGCGTGCGCAACTGTGATCCGGCAGATTTCTGCCAATCTCGGCGGCGTTCCGTTCTTCGGCGTCCGCGCGCTCTGCGGCGACGCTTTCTTCGATGATCTCCTCGCGCACAAGGAAGTCCGCGAGACGTTCAAGAACAACCCGTCCGCAGCCGAACTTCGTACGAGTTACGTGGCCAACGGACAGTCGTTCGGCAGCTTCGAGTTCGGTGGCATCATCTGGGAGAACTATCGCGGCGGCGTCGGTGCGACCACGTTCATCAACACGAACAAGTGCCACCTTTTCCCAACCGGCGTGCCGAACCTCTTCCGTACCTATCAGGCGCCGGCGGATTACATCGAAACCGTCAACACCATGGGCAAGAAGCTCTACATGAAGCAGTGGCGCATGGAGAACGACAAGGGCGTCAATCTGGAAAGCCAGATGAACAGCCTCAACATCTGCACCCGTCCGAAGGCGCTGCTCAAGGGCAAGCGCACCTGATCTGACGGCATCTGATCTGATAGAAAGAGCACGCCGATGGCCACGCCGTTAGCGATCCGATACGCAAAACTATCGGGCGCGATCGACAAGGCCTTCGGCGAGCATTTTACCTTCGTTGCCCGGAAGGTCTCAGCCGGCGACGTCAATCTGCCCGCGGTTGCCGATACGAACCGCCCGAATTTCACCGCGACCGGTGTGTGGGACGGGCCTGCGAAGGCAGGCTTCCCGCGCGCGCGTGGAGCGCAGCAAGACGACAACACGCATCAATGGTCAGCATCGATGCCGAGCGTTTGCGTTCATGATGATGCGATGCCGTGGAAGCCGACGCGCGACGATATCACGATCCGGCTTTTCGACGGCGCGACCTATCTGATCGCAGATGCGCTGCCCGATGGAATGGGCCGCACTGTGTTCAAGCTGACGGCGAAGAAGCGATGAGTCTGGTCCGGACGGCACTGCGGCTGTGCGCGATCGGCGCATGGACGGGAACTGCTGACGCCCGCCCAACGATTGCGGAAGAGCGCGTTTACGACAGCCGGATCGGAGACTTGTCACCGGAAACTTTCGGCGAAGATGCGAAGCCGGTCATCATCGCCCTGACCGACAACGATCAGGGGGACGAACTGTCGCGCCAGAACGGCGGGCCTCCTTTCATTCGGATGATCGACCTTGTGGTCGAGTTCGGCATGGTTATGACCTTGAAGGATGGCGCCGACTTCGTAATCGGATATCCCGACACGGACGCCAGGCTCGAGGCATCGCTCGATCTGCTCGAGTTCCAGATCGTGCGCCGACTGGCGTACGGCCTCGACCCGCTTTCGATCCAGTTCCGCAAGATGGCGCGGATCGTGAAGTACGAGAACCATCGGCATGTAATGGACGACAGCGGCGTCAAGATCGCCTGCCGCGTGCTCACGCTTACTTGCCAGTGCAACGACGATCAGGTCGATACCTACAATGCGTCGTGCGCGGTGCCGAGCGGCAGCGCTGCTCTACCTCAATCGCTTCGTGAGGTCTGCGCACTTCTGCCCAGCGGTTCGGCTGGTGCGCAGGCTTGCACCGCAATCGCTGTGGCAATCGACCCGCTCACTGCTCCGGCCTTCAAAGGCATGGACGTCGAATACGACGCTAATTCCCTTTCCGATGGCGATCCATCGGTCCAAGGCACCATCGAACTTCCGCAGTCATAGAGGCCAGCCCCATGGACACTGTTTTCGTGAAGCCCGCCGATGGCGTGCGCATCCGTCAGCCGAACCGTAACAACCGCATCATGCCCGCCGATGGCGACACAGTCCCGCGCAATGATTTCTATACCCGCCTCATTCTCAGCGGCGATCTTGTCGAGTCCGACCCGCCGAAGGCGAAGGAAAGCAAGCGCCAGCCCCGCGGTCACCACGATACTGGGCCGACTCCCGCAAACTCCGACAACAAAGCCGCACAGGAGACCTGATCCATGGCTGTTTCGACCCCGAACATCCCGTCGAACCTTCGCGTTCCGCTGTTCTATGCGGAGGTCAACGCTGGTCCGAACGCTTATCAGGGGCCGTCGCGCCTCTTGCTGATCGGTCAGCGGCTTTCGGGCGGCAGCCTTGCCGCGAACAACATCCACATCATGGATAACGACCCGCAGGCAATGGCCGGCGCCGGATCGCAGCTCGCGGAAATGGGCATCTGGGCTCGCCAGAACCATCCGTTCGGCGAAATCTGGATGGGTGCGCTGGACGATCCGGCTGGCAACGCCGCAACGCAAACGATCACGATCGCTTCGGCGATCGAAGGCAGTTCGGGCACCATCGTGATCTATGTCTGCGGTGAGCGGGTCGAGTTGGCCGTCGCCGCGACCGACACTGATGACAACATTGCCACGAACCTTGCGGCCGCGATCAACGCCGGCTTCACGAAGTTCGAACGTCCGTTGACCTTCCCGGTCTCGGCAGCGGCCTCGACCAACGTGGTCACGCTGACCTCGCGCAACGTCGGCACGATCGGCAACAAAATCTCGATCGAAAAGGATCTGGTGGGCGACGAAGGCCCATTGCAGGTCCATCTGACTATCGCAGCGGGGACGACTGGAACCGGCGTGCCGTCGATCGCGACGCTGCTCGCTTCCCTCGGCGATATCGAGTTTGACTGGATCGCAGCGCCTTACGCCGACACCACGACGCTGAACGCGATCCGCGACTTCCTCGACGGCAATTCCGGCCGGTGGTCGCCGATCAAGCAGCTCTATGGTCACTACGTGACCGCGCTTTTCGACACCTTCGGCAACCTCGCGAGCGCAGGCTCCGCTCGCAACGATCCGAACGCCACTATCATGGGTGTAGCGAATTCGCCGTCGCCGCCGTGGCGCTGGGCGGCCGCGCTCGGTGGAGCAATCGCGAAAGACAAGAACATCGGCGGCGAGGTTGATCAGGCCTACAAGATCAGCTTGCCGCTGCAGACGCTTCCGCTCGTCGGCATCAAGCCCCCTAAGTCCAAAGCGAACTGGTTTGATATCCAGCAGCGCAACACGCTGTATCAAGACGGTATTTCGGGCTTCAAGCCAACCGTCGACGGTCAGGTGCTTATCGATCGCGTGACGACAACCTACCGACTCAATGCCTACGGTCAGCCTGATATCACCTGGCTGGACGTCGAAACCCGCGCGCAGATGGTCTACTTCGTGCGCTACATGCGGCAGCGCATCACCCAGAAGTACGGCCGTCACGCCCTCGCAGACGACAATCCGGGCAACCAGCAGGGCATCGTCACGCCGAAAATTCTCAAGGCTGAATGTGTGCACGTCTACAAGGAGCTAGAGCTTGGCGGCCTTGTCGAAAACAGCGACCTGTTCGCCCAGCAGTTGATCGTGGAGCGCGGAAGCGATCCGAACCGTGTCAACGCCTACCTTCCGGTCGACGTGGTCAATCAGTTCCGCATCTTCGCGGCGAACGTCACCACCTTCCTGCAATATCAGCAGTGACACCGCGGGCGCGGCCGCTGAGCCGCGCCTCCGTTTTAATCTAGGCATTCAGGAGAAACGAAGATGGGACGTCACACCACCGGTGGCCGGGTCTCGACCACCATCAACGGCGTGCAGTATTCCGCGCGCGGCGAGATCACGATCGACGCTTCGGGTATCTCGGTCGAAGCCGGCGTCAATCAGGACGGCTCGCTCTACCGCACCGTCAAGCCGAAGGCCCGAACGGTCGAGATCACTTTCGACCGAAATTCTGGTTTGGTGGATGGGGCGGGCCGTCCGCTAAAGTGGGACGAGACCTTGATGCTGCTCGACAACATCCCGGTGACCTTCGTTGAGCAGGACACGAACATCATGCACCTGCTTTCGAATGCCTTCTTCACGGGCCAACCGCAGCACAACACTGCGACGGGCGAGGTGAGCGGCCTCGGCTTGGCGGCAGAACGTTACGAGACCGTCAATGGCTGATGAGAGCTACGCCAAGGACGTGGATGGCTCCCACGTCCGCACGCTCGTGAAGCCGATCCGGGGGCATGCTGGCGAAATCAAGGTCATCCGGCTCCGGATGCCTCGCTACGTCGACATCATGACCTACGGCGATCCGACTATGCTGATCGTGGTCAGCGGCGGCGCGATGCCGGACGTTAACCCGGAAATCGTACGGAAGTACGTCGAAACGCTTTGCGATTGTGAAGCAGGATTGCTCGAGCAGATCGATTATCGCGACGCTCTTGCGCTCAGGGACGCGGTACTCGGTTTTTTCAAGATGGCGTCGGCGAAGACGTAGTTCTCTGCGCCGACGCGCTCATCTTCGGCTTCGGCTTTGACGCCCGATCTGTTGCACAGATGACATTCCTCGAGATCGCGCACTGGACTAACCGCGGTGTCGATTTCCGGAAGAAGATGCGGGGCCGCTGATGCGTACTATCGAAGCCCGCGCGATACTTTCGGCTGCCGACAAGACCGGCAGTGTGTTTGATCGGATCGCGGCCAAGATTGGCCGGATCACTTCCGCCGCCGCCGCTGCCAGCCGCAGCACCGCCGCAGCCGCGCGCACCGTCAGCACGGCTGAACGGAGCTCAGGCATCGCGGCGCGCGCGCAGCGCTCTGTGGTCGCGGCCTCGGCGCGGGTTCTCGGCCCTGCAGCTGCGGTCTACGGCGGTGCGCAAGCCGTGAAGCGCTTCGGCGAAACCGACCTGGCTGTCACGCGCATCGGTATCACGGCCGATGCCACAGACGCGCAGATCGAAGATCTGCAGACGCGGCTCCGCGATCTCGCCTATGAAGGCGGCAAGGGCTTCAACGAGGTTCGCGAAGGCATCGAAAGCCTGGTCACGGGTGGTATGGACCTGAAGAAGGCTGGGGACGCCCTGCCGGCCATCATCAAGACCGCTCAGGCCGCAGGCGCCGAGGTGAAGGACATCGCGACGACGACGCTATCGCTCGATCAGGCGATGGGCATTGCGACGAACAAAATGCAGTCCGCCTTCGACGTGATGGTCACGGGCGGCAAGGCAGGCAAGTTCGAACTGAAGGACATGGCTCGCTACTTTCCGTCGATCGCGCCGGCGGCGGCTGCGATTGGCTTGAAGGGCGAGAAAGGCCTGAAGAAGATCGTCGCGGTGATGCAGACGATCCGACAGGGCACCGGCACCACGGAAGAGGCGGCGGCCTCGATCCAGAACATCTTCGCGAAGATGGAGAGCGAAGAGACCACGAATAAATTCGAGAAGTTTGGGATCGACCTTCGCAAGGAAATGGCGAAGACGCGCAAAGAGGGCGGCGATTTGCTCGCCACATTCACGCAGTTGACCGAGAAGGCCACAAAAGGCGACCTTTCGAAGATCCCGCAGCTCTTCACGGACATGGAGTTCGCGCGCGGTATGCGCGCCCTGCTGACGTACAAGGACACGCTGCGCGACGTATCGGCCGAACTTGAAAAAGCGGGTGGATCGACGATGAGGGATTTCGATCGCGTCGTCGCCCGGCCGCAGATCGCGATCAATCGCCTGTCGGAAAGCTTCGACCGGCTGAAGACATCGGCCGGCGCTGCTTTCGAGGCGATGGGCGCATCGTCGGTGATGAACTGGCTCTCGAAGAACTTCGAGCAGTCCGCCGAGTATTGGAACAAATCGAAGGAAGAGCGTCTGCAGATCGAGATCGAGAATGATCGCCGCGGCAGGCTCGAGAAGCGCATGCGCGAGGTCGGTTCTGACATCGATTTCCGAGAGAACAAGCTGCGAGAGGGCGACAAGCTCGGTTGGTGGAAGCGGCGCGCCGACGGCGACAAACGGTCGACCGATGAAATGGTCGCCGGCGATGAACAACTCCAGGAACTTCGTACGGAAATGTTCGAACTGCGATCCGCTCTGGAACGGCCGGGCCATACCGCCTCGCAGCTGTTCTCGGATGCTGAGGTAAAGAAGCTGCAAGACGCTGTTCGCGATCGTCGCCTCGCGGATGATCCGAACTCGCTGACGCCGCAGTTCGACACGCCTTTTAGGAAGAAAGGTTCGATCCCGACGCCTGACGCCGATCCGCGCAAGCGCTCAGGCGGCGGTCCAGCATTCCCCGCAGCTTCTGATTTAGACCTGTCCGGCATCACGGCGAAGCTCGAGGGCAGCGCTGAGGTGAAGGGCGAGGCGATGGTTAAGGTAGAAGTCACGGCTGGTTCTGATCTGATCGCGCTGAAGAACAGCGTCGAAAGCGCGCTGGCGCGCCTTGAAGGCAAGCTCATGGCGAACGGCGCCGGCTCGACCGGCCGATCATCGCCTGACGCTGCGCCGTCGTCTGGAATAGGGAGCCGCTAATGGCACGCGACTGGCGCAAATCGCTCTGGCTCGCGTCATTCAAGGGCGTTCCGTTCTGGGTCGAGCGGAACGACGAAGAGGGCAGCCGCCGCATCGTTGTTCACGAATTCCCGATGCGCGATGATCCGTTCCTCGAAGACCTCGGCGAGGGAAAGCGCGGTTACAACATCACCGCTTACGTCGCATCGGACCGCGCGGACGCTGAAGCCAACGCTGTGATTGCCATCTGCGCGCAGCGCGGCCCGGGCATCATGGTGTTGCCATCGATCGGCCCCGTGCTGGTCCGCTGCCTCGAATTCAAGCGGGACTATTCAAAGGACCAAGCCGGATACGAAGCGATCAATATGAAGATGGTGCGTGAGGGCTTCGCCACCGCGCTTGCGACGGTCAGTTCGCTCGCGAACCTGATCTTTATTGCTGCCGACAATCTGGCGACGGCTGCAGCCGCGTCCTTCGTCTCCAACCTTCAGGTGACCCGCAAGCCTGACTTCGTGGTCGCAGCCGCGAATGCAGGGATGGAGGACGCCGCCGCGGTGCTCGAAGCGGTCCGGACGACAACTCCGGTCGATCCGGCAGTCAGCACGGTCCAGCGCGCTGAGATCGAGGCCATCTTCAACGAAATTCCGGAGTTGGTTCGCGCCGCCGATATCGCGCTGCCGCTGAGGATCATCGCATCGGCACGCGCTTTGGGCGACGGCTTGCCAGCCGATACGGCTGTCCGCGCCTTTGAAGAGATCATTTCCGATCCAACCCTGACGCGGTCTGCCTCTTCGGCACCATATCCAACGCCCTCAGCGCGTGCCGCAGCAGTGAACGATGCCGCCGCCGCCCGTACGCTTAAGATGGCATCGCTTGCGGCATACTCCGAGGCGATCGCGCGCACCTCGCTTACCGATCGTCCGGCCGGGATCACGCTGCGAGCGAATGTCGCAGAGTATTTCGAAGCTGAAGTGATGGAATTGCCGGCGTCAGAAATTGACCTTCATCATGCGATCGGAGTGCTTCGCGACGCCGTGATTGAGTTCCTGTCGACCACCATCACGAACCTTGCTCCCGTTCTGACGGTGGAGGCAAATCTCAGCATGCCGTCACTGTTCTGGGCCTGGCGCCTCTACCAAGACCCGACGCGGTCAACGCAGATCGCGGAGCGCAACCGCGTTGCTCACCCGTCGTTCATGCCGGCCAAGTTTGAGGCCTTAGCGCGCTGATGGGTGTGGAGGTCATTTCCATCGTCGTCGGCGGGACGCGCTACACGGCTTTCAAATCCGTTTCCGTGCGTGCTGCCTTCAACGACGCGGCGCGAACGTTCACGATCGAGATCGCGGCCGAGCCTGGCGTCTCGGCCGCCAATGCTATCTTCAGGGTCGGCGCCGAGGTGGCGATATATGCCAATTCCGATCTGCTGCTGAAGGGTTACGTCGACCAGAAGCAGCCGCGCCTCGAAGCAACGAACCGAATGATCACCGTTTCGGGGCGGTCGAAGTCGGCGGACTTGATTGACAGCAGTGCCGAGCACAAGACGGGAGCGTTCAAGAAGAAAGACCCGCTCGAAATCGGCAACGAAATCTCGGTAGGCATATCCGCGCGCTTCGAGACCGATCAGCAGCTCGAAAAGATCGACCAGTATCAGATCACGCCTGGCGAGAGTGTATTTCGCGCTGTTGAGAAAATGGCGCGCGATCAGGGTATGACGATCACCGGCGTTGCAAACGGAAACGCCAAGATCACGAAGGCTGGAAGCCAGCGCCACAGCGGTGGTTTGATCGAGGGCCGCAACATCCTGTCGGGCACGGCGGATCACAACGGGACCAATCGCCATTCGAAATACACGGTGCGCGGTCAGCGCCCCTTCGACCACGGCGTCGACAACCTCGAAATTCAAGCGATCGCGCGTGACAAGGGCATCGATCGGCACCGTCCGATCATCATCGTGCAGGACGCCGACACGACGAAGGATCGCGCCAAGAAGCGGGCGAAGAACCGCCGGGATCGCTCAGCCGGGCACGCGCTGAAGGCGCTGGTCGAGACGCAGGGCTTCCGCGACGAAGGCGGCAAGGTTTTCGAGCCCGGTCATCTGATCTGGACCGAGAGCCCGACCTTCGACATCACGCAAGATATGCTGATCGAGCACGTGACGTTCAAACAGGATGAGAACGGCAGCATTGCTTCCGTTGGCCTCACGGATCCTCGCTCCTACGGCGGCGGGGGAGGTAAAGGCAACAAATCCGGGTCCGAGTGGACCCAAGACGATAGCGATGCGGAATAGGTATGTCATTCAACGAGCATGATGACATGGTGCGCAGCGTGATCCGACGCGCGCGAGTCATGAAGGTTTATGACGACGGGACGCAGCAGAAGATCGATCTCGCGGGACTACGCGAAGAGCGTCCAGAGAAGATCGTCCGCGTCCTGCCGCACGGCTTCACATCAAACCCGAACCGCGAAGCGGAAGGCGTGATGATCCAGCTTGGCGGTCGATCCGACCGTACGCTGTTCTTTGGCGGTGAGCACAAGGACCACCGTCAGAAGAACCTGAAGGAAGGTCAGGCTGTCCTTTACGACGACAAGGGCAACGTGATCTTCGCGAAGGGCAATGACGGCATTTCGGTGAACGCCAAGAAGGGCGTGGTCGAGATACGATCCCAAGACGACAAGGTCACCGTCACGCCTGGCAGCGGCAAGGATGTCTATCTGGGCGGTGACGGCACGGAAGGCACTTACGCCCGCGTCGCGACGGAGGAAGGCATTTCGATGAACGTGTACGCGAGGGTGAGCTGATGGCATCGCTCCGCGTCCGCATCGATGAGGGCTCCGACAAGCAGCCGATCCTATATTGGGATAGCATCTGGTCGCCGCCCGATGGCAGGGCCGATTGGGCGCTCGCCGACGCTGACGAGGCGCAGAACCGCGGCGGCTTACGGTCGAAAGCAGCCCTGCACACCGCAGTCATCCTTGCGCTGTTCACGGACAAGCGTATCCCCGACGATCATCCTCTGCGTTACTTGATCGGCGACGGTGACCCGCGTGGTTGGTATGGCGATGCCATCGATATCCAGCCTGCTCTGGGCGAACGCGAACTCGGTTCGCTGCTGTGGATTTTTGAGCGGTCGATCCTGACTGAGGAAATCCGCAGATGGGTCGAAGCCATCGCGCTCGAAGCGCTGGCGACGCTGATCTTCCAGCGCGTTGCGGTGCGGATCGAGGTGCAGGCCTCGGCTTCGTTCGCTGTCAATCGTCTCGATCTCGCGGTCCAAATCTACGGACGCGACGACACGCGCATCTACGATTTCCGTTTCGAAGACATCTGGAAACAGACTGCTACGGCCCCGAAGCCGCAGGCTTTCCCGATGTATCCGCCGAGGTGATCGATGTTTCAACTGCCCACACTAAAGGATTTGATGGAGCGATCGCGCAAGTCGTTCCGTGCCAATCTGAAGGGCAGCGACGCGCATATCTGGCCGAACAACCTCTACACCACCGCAAAGGTCGTCGCCGGGATGGTCTTCGAGGTGTTCGGCTTCATGTCGTACGTATCGCGGCAGAAGTTCGCGCACACCGCCCCCGACCTTGAGAGCCTGACCCTTCACGGCGAAGAGTTTTCGATCCCGCAGAAACCGGCCGCGCCGGCGTCGGGGAAGGTGTCAATCGCATCTGATGGCGCGATGACGATCAACGCTGGCGCTATCTTTCGACGCGCTGACGGTGTCGAGTTTACCTCGGTGAATGGCGGATCGCAGGCCGGCGCTGGCACGATCCAAGTCACGGTGGTGGCGATCGCGACCGGGAAGATCACGAACACGATCGAAGGCACGGCGCTCGAGGTTGTGAGTGGTGTCGACGCGGTGCTCGACGATGCGCTTGCCGAGGTCGGGCCGGACAATATTGCGCTCGGTGCCGACATCGAGAATATCGAGGACTATCGGGCGCGCATTCTCTTCCGGAAGCGCAACCCGCATCACGGCGGCTCGGCTTCGGATTACGTGATTTGGACCACGCAGGTGCCAGGCGTTACGCGCGTCTTCGTCGAGCGGCTCTGGAATGGTCCGGGAACGGTTCGCATCTTCCCGCTGATGGATGATCTCTATCAGGACGGCATCCCGTCTGGCGGTGAAATCACGCGGATCGAAAGGCACCTCGCGGCGCTGCAGCCGGCTACGGCGCGCGTCACGGTGCAGGCACCGACGCCCTTGCCGATCGATATCTCGATCTCTGGGCTTACGCCCGACACCATCACCACGCGCGAAGCGGTGCTCGCTGAACTCCGCGAAGCATTCAAGCGTCTGTCGCGGGTTGCCGGTGATGATGTCGATATCGCGATGCCCTATTTGGCATACCCGTACTCCTTCCCGGTAGCGTGGATTTGGCAGGCAGTTGGCAACGCCGAAGGCGTGTTGCGCGAAGTTGTCGTGACGCCTGAAGAGGACGTTGAAGTTGAGCCGGGCCAAATCCCGGTCCTTGGCGAAGTCAGCTTCTCCTAAAGGCAAGATCGATGAAATTCCGTTGCCCGACGCTCAGCGAGAGCATAGCTGCCACGCTGGCATTGCTCCCGCGCGGCCGCGCCTGGCAGACCCATGAAGGCGGCCCATGGCGCGAGATTGTTTCCGGTTTCCAGCCAGGCGCTTTTCAGGGGGACACCTTCTCGACCGAGGGCCGCAAAGGATCTGTGATCTACGCTTTCTTCGCAGCGATCGGCGAGGTTCGAAACTATCTCGAGCAGCGCATCTGCGCGCTTCGCTTGGAGTTTTGGTGCGCGACGCATTCCGAAACGCATGACCAGTGGATGACAGAGTATGGTCTCCCGGATGCGTGCGACCCCTTTCCCGACCTCTGCACGAAGGTGGCGGCGCTCGGCGGCTCGCGCTGCGAATACTTCAGCGCCATCGTCGCCCGCCTTGGCTGGACGATCTCTTGCATCGATGGAACGCAAAGCTGCGGCTCTCGCATCGGATGCTTCCGGTCAGGCAAGGGAAAGACCGGCCACCAGTTCGGCAACATCCTCCGCATCGTCGTTCACCTGAACGAAAGCCCGGCTTTCGGCGGACGCATTCAGACGCCTTCGCGTGCGGGCCGCTGGCGCATGGGTCGGCCGATGCCGTGCCCGCCGAACATCCGTCCTTTGCAATGCCTGATCGAGCGCATCACGCCGGCGCACCTGCAAATTCAATACGAACTCTTGGAAGAGGCATGAAACGATGACCGACGTCCTTGGCCCCGCATCAGACCATTCGGTAACGGTTCGGCCGGCGCGCACCATTTCGCGCGGCGGCGCGAACACGTGGTTCATCGATTGCACCGGGCCGGAGACGGACGACGGTACGCTGCACACCGCCGACTTTTACAATGACTTGCTGGCGCAGTTACGCACGCTGATCAGCAATTCCGGGATTGACGCGAACAACGCCGACGACATGGTGTGGCGCGCGGTGCAATCGGTTGGCATCCGCTTCGGGGTTGACACTGGTACTGCGGACAACCTGGCGGCCACCTTTAGCCCGCCTGTTTCGTCGCTCTACCCCGGCTTGGCTCTGTTCGTGAAGGTGTTTGCCGACAACACGGGCGCCACCGACATCGAGGTCGAGGACTTCCCGGCCAAAGCGATCGTCCGGGGGGCGGCGACCGCGCTTTCAGCAGGTGATCTGAAGGCGAATATGATCGCGTTCCTCGTGTACGACGGTACGTCGTTCCAATTGGTGGCCGGACTTCAGCAGGCGGCGGCAATCGATGGCGCGACCGCACCGTTCTTCCCCGAAGTTCTGACCAACAACGGCGTCATGGGCGTGTCCGCCGGTACCGCATCGGTCATCGTCGATCCCGCGCACACCTTCCAGCACCGCGGCTTCAAGAAGTTCTCGACCGATGCGTTTCTGATTGCCGCGCGCACGTTCGCGACAACGGCGAACAAGACCTATCACTTGCGCTGGGACGCGCCTGGCACAGGCGCGGCCACGCCGAGCTCGTCCTATCCGTCCGGCCGGTTCACGCTGAACGATTTGGCTAACGGCACCTACAATCCGCTGGCGCGCGTAGAAGCCGATCCGGCTTTCGATACGACCTACGACAGCATGCTCGTCGCTCGCGTCGTGACGAACGGCTCGAACGTCGCGACGATCACGCCGCTCCTGAACCGCGCTGCACTGAACAGCAGCGTGTCGCGAACAACGACAGCGTCCTCTTCCTCTTCGTCAATCATCGACAACTACACGCTGAACTGGTCGCGCCAGCCAATCATCAGCTTGGCCGGCTGGAATGAGAACGTCACCGTTTCCAACACGGACGGCGAAGAGACCCTGATCACGCCTTTCGGTCGCACGCGCTACGGCTTCTCGGTCGGCAGCTACACGTTCTCGGTCGAGAACGCGACCTATTACGCGCCGATTTACGATCTCAACATGAGGGCTTGAGCCAATGTTCGCTGTTTTCAATGCCGGAGGCCGCATCGAAGTCTGCGGCGATATGAAGTTCGATGCTGCTGCGGTCGAATTGCCGAGCGACCTCGACGCGAAGAGCGCCGTTCTGCTCGATGGCGAGATCGTGGATGCGAAATCCCTCTTGACGTTCTTCATCGACGATCTCGGCAACAAGCATCCGATGCGAGCTTCGCCCAACTGGCAGGCGCTGGACTGCCTATGGGACGATGACCTGATCAAAATCGGATCAGGCGAATGGGCCACCGCGAAGTCGGCGGCTGGCAAGAAAGCAGATCTTCTGCAGTACCTCGCTTCCGTCCGTTACCGCTACGAAACTGGCGGCGTCAACGTGAAGATCGGGGAGGATTGGGTCCGCCTCAGCACCGCCCGTGGTGATGATCGCGCGGCGCTGCAATCCACCTATTCCGCGATCAAGGACGATCTTCGCCCGGACAATTCGTTCTTCAAGTTCGCCGACGGGGTTTCGCGCGCTGTGAGCAACGAAGACATGCGCGACGCGATCGTCACCGCGTTCGGTTTCGTCCAGTCGGCCTTCGACATCGAAGCACAGGGCGCCGCTGCGGTAAACGCCGGACAGATCACGTCCAAGGCCGGCATTGACGCGCTTTTCGCCTGAATGCCCACATCAAGGGGATTGCATCCGTGAAAATTGAGCACGCAAAAGTCTCGGCTAGCGAGGACGGCGGCGATCCGCGCATGGTTTTGCCGTCGGACTGGAACGCAGAGCATGTGACGTCCTTCCCGACGCGCTCGGTGACCGGCACAGGCGTGATCCTGAACAACGATCGCGGCTCGATGATTACGTGCGACGCGCAGACCGCGCTTTCGATTGCAACCGCGCAGGAAAACAAGAAACTACCATTCGGCGATGGCTGGTACTGCCTGGTCAGTGGTCCGTGCGTGATCACGCCGAGCGGCTGCCAGATCGATGGTCAGCCGTCTAAGGCCATCGGCGCCGGCCAGAGCTGCTTCTTGATATCGTCCGGTGGCGCGTATCGCACATCAGGCGTTGGCGGCCTGATCGTTTCGATGCTTTCTGGGCTTGTCCCTTCCGCAAACACTGCGCCGTATTTCAGCGCTGCTGACACCATGGCGCTCACCGCCCTGACTGCCTTTGCTCGAAGCCTGCTTAGCAAGGTCAGCGCTGAGGAAGTGCGGGCGTTGCTCTCGCTTGTGCCTGGCAGTGACGTGCAGGCCTTCTCACCGAAGCTTGCATCGCTCGCATCGGTCAGCGGTGCGTCGGACAAGCTCGCGTACTTCAGCGGTGCGAACACGTTTGCCGTCACGACGATCACGTCGTACGCGCGCTCGCTGTTGGACGATGCATCGGGGTCGGAAGCGCTCACCACCCTCGGCGCCGTCGCCAAGGCTGGCGATACGATGACCGGTCCGCTGGTCCTTCCAGCGGACCCGACCACGGCGCTGCAGGCCGCGACAAAGCAATACGTTGACAGCGTTGCATTTGGCCTTGATCCGAAGGCTTCGGTGCGCGCGGCTACCACGGCCAACGTCACGCTGTCGGGTACGCAGACCATCGATGGTGTGGCGCTGATCGCCGGCGATCGCGTTCTGGTCAAAAACCAGAGCGCGCCGGCGGAGAACGGCATTTATGTGGTCGCGGCCGGTGCATGGTCGCGTGCCACCGACATGGATGCCTGGGCGGAAGTGCCCGGATCGTTCGCGTTCGTCGAGCAAGGGACTCTCTTCGCGGATTGTGCGTTCTTCTGCTCTGCGGACGCGGGCGGTACGCTGGGATCGACCGCGATTACGTGGTCGCAGTTCGCTGGCGCCGGCACGTTTGCTGCTGGGACCGGCCTGCAGCTGGTAGGGTCTACCTTCTCAATCGACCTCAGCGTTGTAACGACCACCGGCGCGCAAGCGCTGTCGAACAAGACCTATAACGGACTGACCGTTGGCACCACGACCGGCACGTTCAATCTGACGAATGGCAAGACGTTCGCCGTCACCGCGTCGCTGACCTTCGGCGGCACTGACGGCAGCATGGTCGCTTTCGGCGCCGGCGGCACGGTCGCATACCTCGGCAACAAGCTGTCGGCATTCGCCGCCACGACTTCGGCAGAACTCGCATCGGTCATTTCAGACGAAACCGGTACGGGCTCGCTGGTCTTCGCGAACGCACCGACGCTGATCAACCCAGTCGTCGGCACGCAGCCGACGACGGATGACTCGACCAAGGCAGCCAGCACGGCCTTTGTGAAGGCATACGTCACGGAGAATGCTGGTAGCCCGTCTCTGCCGACTGTGCAGGTGTTCAACAGCGGGTCCGGCACCTACACCACGCCCGCCGGAGTGAAGTGGATCGAAGTCGAAATGCAAGGCGGCGGTGGTGGTGGCGGCGGAACCGGAAACTCGACGCAGACCAATGGCGGCAACGGCGGTAACACGACTTTCGGAAGCAACACGGCGAGCGGTGGTGGCGGCGGCGCGGCTGCCAGCAGTTCGGGCGGCGGGTCGGCTGGCACGGGTGGCGCGGTGTCTGTCGCAATGGGGACAACCGTCAAGGCAATTGTGGGCGCTCAGGGCGGGCCAGGCGGTAACGTGACCTCCGGCTCTTTCTCCGGTGGCAACGGCGGGAACTCGCCGTTAGGCGGCGCTGCCGCCGGCGGCATTGCTGGTTCGTTCGGAGGTCAGGCTTCGACCAACAGCGGAAGCGGCGGTGGCGGCGGTGGTGGCGGTGGATCGACCGGAGCTGGGGGCGGCGGCGGCGCCGGCGGCAACATTTGTGTCATCATCACCAACCCATCGGCGACCTATTCGTACAGTGTCGGTGCCGGGGGGTCGGCTGGTGCACAAGGTTCGAGCGGGACGGCTGGGGGCGCCGGTGCAACTGGAAAGATCATCGTCAAAGAGCATTACGCGGCTTGATAACGCTCGCCGCGCTTGCGCGCTCGTGATTGTCTCCACCGTTCGATGATGACGGGGACCGCTGAGCCGCCTCGGGGTTTACACGCATCAAAATCGGAGTTCCAGACATGGATTTCACGGGTGCGGCACGCCGCCGCTCGCCGCAGGCGTTCGCGCGCGCGGCTCGCTTTCTGGGGTGCGAAATCGCGGCCATTCAGGCCGTTGTCGACGTGGAGACAGCAGGCAGCGGCTTCGACGGCCGGGGGCGGCCCAAGGCGCTCTATGAGCCGCATGTCTTCTATCGATGCTCGAGCGGCCGTGCGCGAGACCGCGCCGTCAAGGCAGGCCTCGCTTACCCGAAATGGCGGAAAGGGAACTATCCCAAGGATAGTTATGCACGCATCGATGCGGCGTGTGCGATCGATGAAACGGCCGCTCTCAAGGCGACATCGTGGGGCCTGCCTCAGATCCTCGGCGAGAACTATGAGGCCGCCGGTTTCGATAGCCCGCAAGACATGGTCGCGGCTTTCTGCGAAAGCGAGGACGCTCAGATAGAGGCGATGGCTAACTTCATCGTTGCCAACGGACTCGCCGGTCACCTTCGGACCAAGAATTGGGTGGCCTTTGCGCGGGCCTACAACGGCCCGGCCTACGCCGAGCACAATTATCACGGGAAGCTCGCCACGGCCTACCGCAAGCGGTCCACCGCAGCGCCGGCGCGCTTCATGGCTTCGCCAGACGATATCGAAGACCCTCGCGTCGAGCAGGCGCCGACGTGGGCTGCGCCAGTCGACCAAGAACACGCGGACATCATGGATCACGATCCGGCCAGCGATCGCGAGGTCACCGCGCGCGTACAGGAGCGCCTGCGGGAACTCGGTTACTTCGAAGTCGGCAAGGTGGACGGCGAACTGACCGAGAGAACGAAGGACGCCATCCTGACCTTCCGCCGACGCAATGGCCTCCCCTTGTTGACCTCGATCGATGATGAGTTCTTGGCGGCGATCGAGAAGGCACGGCCGAAGCCGGTTGCAGCTGATCGGGCGGAGGCGACGGCCGATGACCTCCGCGCCGAAGGCTCGGAGACGATGGGCATCATCGATCGCTTCAAGGGCTGGGCCGGGAAAATCTTCGGCTTCGGTGGCGGCACCGGCGTCATCGCGATCGCTACCGAGCGAACCAATGAGATTTCGGGCGCGAAGGATGCAGTCGAAGGTCTCGGCTTCAGTTCCGAGACATGGAGCATAATCATCACCGTCGGCGTGATGGCACTGATCGTCGCCGGCATCGGCCTTGCGATCTGGTTCATCGTCGACAAATTCGAGCAGAAGCGCGTGCTCGAATACCGCATGGGCAAGAACACATGATCGCCGGACTCGCCGTTCGCGGCATTACGTTGCTGGCCGGCGCTGCCGGCGTCAGCCTGTCGCCGTTCGCGGCCGGTGCGCTGCTGATGGCGGCCGTCTCGATCGGCATCGGCGGTGGCCTGACATGGTTCGGCGTCCATCAGTTCAACAAGGGCGTTTCGCAGGAACGGGCGAAGTGCCAAGCGGACAAACTGCAGTCGCAGCTGAACGCAGCGCACGCCGATCTGCAGGCCGCGCGCAACGCTGCGGCTTTCTCGGCCGCGAAGGTCAAGGAACTCGATGCCGATGTCGCGGCCGAGAAGAAGAGGAGCGAGGACTATGCTGAAGCACTCAAGAAACGTCCTGCCGCGCCTGGTTGCACTCTCACTGACGATGATCTGCGCCGGCTGTGGCCAACACAGCGCCGCGTTCGTTGAGCAAAAGCGTCAGCTTCCGCCTAAAGACCCTGCGCTTTTCGCTACGGTCCCTGAGCCCGCGCCGGAAAGGGTCGATGCCCGGCTGAAGCTCGATCGCGCGCTCAGTGCGCTACGGCTCGCCAATGGCCGGATTTCGAAGGCGGGTGATTGGTACGATCGCATCCGAGGCGAGTACGCAGGGGAGGCGCCGAAGTGACACAGCGGCAGCTTCATTACCTGATCCAGCACTTCGATCATCGGCTGCTGGAGTTGCAGAGCGCCTGCATGATGATCGGCCTCGGCATCCATATCTTCATCTGGCCGGATGCGATCGGCGCAAGCGCCTTCCGCTTTATGCTGCAGCTGATGAGCCCAGTCACCATGATGGTGCTCTTCATGGTCGGCGGCCTTCTTCGACTGGTCGCCCTCATAGCCAATGGCAACTGGCCACGGCACGGCTACAAGCTGCGCGTCGCCGGCGCGATCTTCGGCGCGGTGCTCTGGTCGCAGATGTGCTTGGCGCTCTTTCTCCTGATACCGAAAGTCGGAACTCCACCTTCACCCGGCATCACGGTCTACGGCATCCTCACGCTGTTTGAATTGATCGCGATCGCGCTGGTGCTGGTGAAGAATGTCCGCAGACCCGACTAAGCAGATCGCGATCGAAGCATTCCGTGCCCTCGATCCTTGGCCGTACGTGCAGCTCGCGGCCGCGGTCTTTATCCTGTTGATCGGCGGCGTGGTCGCTATCCTTGCTGTGCGTACCGCGAAGCGATCGCCGGCGGCCGAACGGCCGATTGAGTATCCATGGATCACGCAGCATCTCGTCCAGATCGAGCTCGACCACCAGCGAGCACAAGAGGCGATGATCGAGGTCGCCAAGCTGCCCGCGGAACTCTCGAAGCTGTCGGAAGAGATCAGAAAGCTGGCAGAGATTGTCGACAGCAAGCTGATGCGCCGCCGAACTAAGCGGCGACGCAAACCCCAAGCCTAAGCCATTCCGGAGAACTGAACAATGCTGCGATCCATGATCGCAGCACGGTGCGCGTTCGGGTGCGACGTTCTGCGACCGGATGCATCTGCAATGAAGCGCCGGCGCGATCCGAACACGACGGACCTGTTTGCGGACTACGTCCCGCAGCCGGTGGTCGAGCGTTTCGCGCCGGAGCGTGTCCGCGCCGTCAGTGCCGCAGCCCGTATCAAGCGCGCGATCGCCGAGACGATCAAGGAATCGAGGTTCGGCCGCAGCGCCATTGCGCTGCTCATGTCGGAAGCGACCGGTGAGACCGTCACCGCCGCGATGCTCGATCAGTACACGTCGACCGCGAACGACAAGCACAACATCCCGGCATACCGGCTGGTCGCGCTCTATCAGGCGACCGGCGATATCCGCCTCATCAACGCGCTGCTGGAAGGTGCCGACGTCATCGCGGTGCCCGGCAAGTACGAAGCGCTGATCCGCCGCGAAATGGCGAAAGAGCAGCGCGACCGCCTCGATCAGGAAATCAACGCAGCCGACGCGCAGTGGAGGATACGCCGATGAGGGCATTTTGTTTTGCAAGCGGGTTAATCGAGTTCGGCGACAACCTTCCCGAAGGTGCGATGCCGATCGCGATGGGGCGCGCAAAGCCGCTGCGCGACTTCATCGAAGGACAAGCGCGACACGGTTACAAAACCGAAGTCGTCGACGGCAGACCGACGAAGGTCAAGGGTACGGAGCACTTGCTCGTACCCGGCGTTCCCGAAGCGGAAGGCAATGACAAGTTCAAGGCGTTCAAAGCCTTCATCGAGCGGCTGAGGCAGCTCGCTCCCGAAGGGAGTCGACGTCCTATGACCGGCTTCATCCTCGAAGATCAGAAGCCCGGTCAGGTCCAGCACAATCCGGACGGCTCGATCGAATTCAAGTGCGACGGCTGCACGAGCAAAGTGATCTGCGCTGTCGATGATGGCTTCGGCTTCCCTGTGTGCATGGAATGCCGCTTCTACGGCGAGCACCCGCAATTCCAGAGGCAGCGACGATGATGACCGTCTACTTGAGAACCGATCGGCATGCGGCGATGTTCGATTTCATCGCGAGGCAATCTCGATCGATGGAAGTGCCGATCTCATTTGAGCTTCCCATCGTCGAGGTGCTGCCGGATACGATGCCCGAAGCATCCGCGTAA